TATATGTAAACCTTAAATAAACTTTACAGAAAAGCTTGCCTACCGGCAGGCTTTTTCTTATCTTTATATAAAATAAGTTACATGAAAGAAAATACACTCTTTGTAGAACATTATAGACCAAAAAACATAGAGGGGTATGTTGGAAATAAACAAATTAAAAAGACTATCCAACAATATCTAGATCAAAATGATATTCAAAATTTTTGTTTTTACGGCACTGCAGGAACAGGAAAAACTACATTAGCTAAAATTATAGTTAAAAATTTAAATTGTGACTACCTCTATATAAATGCGAGTGATGAACGTGGGATTGACACTATTCGTGAAAAAGTAACAGGTTTTGCATCCACTGCATCTTTCAAATCTTTAAAAGTGGTAATATTAGATGAGGCCGATTTTCTTACCATCAACGCCCAAGCGTCATTAAGAAATGTGATAGAGACATTCTCACGTACCACTCGCTTTATTTTAACGTGTAATTACATTGAAAGAATTATTGACCCAATCCAATCAAGATGTCAAGTATTAAAGATAGTTCCTCCCTCCAAAAAGGAAATTGCACAGCATCTAGTAGGGATATTAAACCAAGAAAATATATCATATGAATTAGAAGATTTAGGAAATATTGTAAATCAATTCTATCCTGACTTACGTAAAATGTTAAATACTATTCAACTTTCAATTGTAGATAACCATTTAAAAGTAGATAAAACAGTTGTTGTATCTTCTAGCTATATGAACTCTATTCTAAAAGAACTCAAACAACCTAAACCCAATTGGAGAACACTCAGACAAATAGTTATTGATTCAGGTGTAAATGATTTTGAAGAATTCTATAGATTTTTATTTGATAATATCTCAAAATATGCATCCGGAAAAGAAGGTACAGTGTCTGTTATTTTAAATGAACATTTATATCAAGCTAATTTTCGTATTGACAAAGAAATAAACATAGCATCGTGTTTAAGTAAGATTATAGATGCAATCAAACCACAAGTAATTTAATTAAAAACAAACATAAATTGTTATGATGGAAAATCAACCACAAATGAACATTGACCTAAAAAACACAACATCCATAGAAGGATTTGATGGAGGAATCTTATTTGGTCAAGCCGTAATCCTTAGAAAAGTATCTAAATTCGTAGTAGGAGGATCAGAAGATGCACTCCTCCCAATCCCAGTATTTTATGATTTAGAAACTCGTAAAATTTTAGTAGATTCAATTCCAAAAGAGTTACGTGAAGAATACAAAGAATATGTTATCGAAGCATAATATAAAAAGTATTTTTGATTGGTTAAATCATATAACCTACTACAAAACCCCCTCCTCTGAATTTACAGAGGAGGATTGGGGTAAGTTTAATTCTTATATGGTTAATCGTTTTATTTCAATGGATAATAATTTTATTGAATTAGTTAATTATGTACAAATCACTCCTTATGAAAATAAAGAACAACTTTATAACATTTATAAGGAGTTTATACCTAAAAAGAAAATGTTTTTTAAATATTTAAAATCTTCTCATAAATCCCCACCTCCAAAACTTGTTGAAACATTTAAGAAGTATTTTGAATGTAGTTTAAGTGAAGCTGAATCTCATATTAAAATACTAAAACCTAGAGATCATAAAGTTATTTTATCCCATATGGGATATGATGAAAAAGAAATTAAAAATATATTAAAATAAATGAACAGCACAACTAAAATTTTCGAAGAAACTTATCCTGAACTAGCAAAAGAATTTAAAAACCTCCAACAAGAGCAATACGAACTATTCTCAGGAAAGATGATGGATTATGGATTAGGTAATATTGCTTTAGGATCTACACTTGAAGAAGAAGAAGATATTCAGCTCTCACTAACAGGCATTTGGTTACGTTGTAATGATAAAATCAACAGACTTAAAAACATGCTAAAACGTAAAGGTAAAAACTATGTTAATGATGAGCCTATGATTGATAGCTTTATAGATATCTCCAACTATGGCATTATAGCCCAATTAGTAATGAAGGGTAAGTGGAAAAAATGAAAAATGGAGAGTAAAATTCTCCAAATATGTATAATATATATTATAATATGAATTCAAAAGATCTTAAAAATTTAATCCGAGAAGAACTTAAACAGGCTCTAACCGAAAAATATCAAGACCAGTATAAATTAAAAGGTCGTTTAGTTACAAACATTAAGAATAGACCCCAAAAAGAAATTTTGTCGGATATTAGAGCTCTTACAGGAATAACTGTTGTTTCAACAACTGAAATTGAAGATTATAGTGAACAAAACTTTGATCAGTTTACAACTATTCTAAATCTAAAAATAGATGGTTACCCTTTTATCAGAACAGGAGGATTTTCTCGAGAAAAAATTGTAGATATAGCAAATACAATTAGGAAAACCCCAGACGTTGTTTCATTTACTTACAACCCTGAAGATATTACCCCAATGTAAAATTAGCTTGGCCTAGCCAAGCTTTTTTTGTATATTAGGGTTATGGCAAAGAAAAAGAAAATTCCTCAAATTGTAAAAGATATACGAAATTTTAAACCCCAAGAAATTAATTGGGCTACACAAAAAATTATATCATACTCTCAACTTTCTATGTTTACAGAATGCCCTAAAAAATGGTCATTACAATATAGAGAAGGACATAAACAATTTACCTCAACAATTCATACAGTTTTTGGATCAGCACTTCATGAAGTTTTACAACATTATCTTGATGTAATGTATGAAAAAAGTATAGTTGAAGCAGATCGTATAAACACTTATGATCTGTTTGAAGAAAAATTAAGGGAAGAATATACTACTCAATATAAAAAAAATAAAAACCAACATTTTTCTACCCCACAAGAACTTAGACAATTTTTTGAAGAAGGAATTGAAATCATCAGAGATTTTGCAAAAAATAAAGGAAAATATTTTACTAAAAGAGGATGGTGGTTAGTGGGATGTGAAGTTCCAATCCAAGTAACTCCTAACCCTCTCAAACCAAATGTTATATATAATGGATTTTTAGATATAGTAATGTATCATGAACCTACAAATACTTTTAAAATTATAGATATAAAAACTAGTAAAAGTGGTTGGAATGATAAAACTAAAAAAGACGAACTTAAACAATTCCAATTAATATTATATAAGAAGTTTTTTTCTGAAATTTTTGGTGTGGATGAAAAAAACATAGAAATAGAATATTTTATTGTTAAAAGACATCTATATGAACATGAAGATTTTGTCATTAAAAGAATCCAAACATTCTCCCCTCCATCAGGAAAAACTAAACAAAAAAGAGCAGGAGATACTTTACAGACCTTTATCATAGAAGCGTTCACTAAAGAAGGTTATAAAGAAGTAGAACATCAACCAAAAGAAAATAACAATTGTAAATGGTGTCCTTTTTATAAAACTCATTTATGTTCTTTAACTTTTCAAAAATAGCATATATTTATATCAAACAATAATTATATAATATATGAGCGATAATCAAAAATTAACAAGCGTAAAAATAGATGAAGATCTATTCAATGACTTTAAAGTAGAATGTATCAAACGTAAATTTAGTTTTCAAAAACTATCTGAACGTGCTATTGATCTTTATATGAAAGATGAAGAGTTTAGAAAAAAAGTCCATAACCATAAAATCTAAACTTGGAATTTAATAATTAGTTTTTTATATTACCAATAAAAGTTTTTAAATGAAAGAAAAATTCAAATATCTTCCTCAAAACGAGAGGAAAAAAATTCTTTTAATCTGTGATGACATTAGAGTAACATCTGGTGTAGCAACAGTTGCAAGAGAAATCGTCATTAACACATCACATCATTTTAACTGGGTTAATATTGCTGGTGCTGTTAACCATCCTGAAAAAGGAAAACGTTTTGATCTATCAGAAGATACAAACAAAAATGCTAATATAGATGATTCTTCAGTTATATCTTATCCTGTTGATGGATATAGCACACCTGATCTTTTACGCCAATTTATCCAAGTAGAAAAACCAGATGCTATTATGATCATTACAGATCCAAGGTATTTCGAGTGGTTATTTATGATGGAAGCTGAGATTAGAAAAGATATTCCTATTATTTATCTTAATATTTGGGATGATTTTCCAACCCCAATGTACAACAAACCCTATTATGAGGCATGTGATGCATTGTTAGCGATTTCAAAACAAACCAAACTCATCAATGAGTTAGTTTTAGGAGACAAATCAAAAAATAAAATCCTAGAATATGTTCCACATGGTTTAAACGAGACACAATACTATCCTATTCCAGATACAGACCCAACTTTAATTTCTTTTAGAAAAAATCTTTTTGGGGAAAATGAAAAAGAATTTGTTTTATTTTTTAATTCAAGAAATATCCGAAGAAAACAAATCCCAGACACAATGCTTGCTTGGAGATACTTTCTAGATTCTTTACCAAAAGAAAAAGCAGAAAAATGTGCTTTTATCCTCCATACAGAAGTAGTAAGTGAACATGGAACAGATTTAGAGGCTGTTAGAAAAGTATTATTTAAAGACTACCCAAATACTATTTATTTTTCTCAATCTAGACTTACACAACAAGAACTAAATATGTTATATAATTTAGCAGATGCTCAAATCTTGTTAACTTCAAATGAAGGTTGGGGTCTTACAATCACCGAAGCTATGTTAGCAGGTACACCTATTATAGCAAATGTAACAGGTGGAATGCAAGATCAAATGAGATTTATAGATGAAAATGACAATTGGTTTACACCATCATCTAAAGTACCTTCTAACCATACAGGAAAATATACAAAACATGGTAAATGGGCTTTCCCAGTATACCCAACTAACCGTTCATTACAAGGTTCACCTAAAACTCCTTATATTTGGGATGACAGATGTCGATCTGAAGATGCAACTGAGCAAATTAAGAAGTTGTATGAAATGGGAAGAGAAAAACGTAAAGAACTTGGTAAAGCAGGTAGAGAATGGGCAATATCTGATGAGGCAGGTTTTACCGGAGAAAAAATGGGTCAACGTGTAATCAATGCCTTAGATAAACTATTTGATACTTGGTCACCTAGACCAAAATTTGAGTTTATTGACGTAAATAAGACCCAAGACGAATATGTTTCACACGAATTATTATATTAAGAAATGAACAAACCAGTTTTTGTAATTAGTTGCCCTGTTGACACCTACTCAGGGTACGGAAGTAGATCTAGAGATGTAGTTAAAGCACTCATTGAACTAGATAAATATGATGTTAAAGTTTTACCTCAACGATGGGGAAATACACCAATGGGATTTATTAAAGATCATCCTGAATGGGAATTTTTAAATAACCATCTTCTACCCTCACCACAACTCCAACAACAACCTGAAATTTGGTGTCAAATTACAGTTCCAAATGAATTTCAACCTATAGGAAAATATAACATTGGGATTACAGCAGGCATTGAAACTACTATCGCTCCAGCAGAATGGATTGAAGGTTGTCAAAGAATGAACTTAGTATTAGGATCTTCTAAACATACAATAGATGTTTTAAGAAACTCTAAGTTTGAAAAACGAGATCAAAGAACACAACAAGTTGTAGGCCATATTGAATGGACAGGAGATAATGATATCTTATTTGAAGGTGTCAATACGGAAGTTTATAAACCCGATAACTCACCTTGTAAAGTAGACTTTAATATTAAAGAAGATTTTGCATACCTTTTTGTAGGACATTGGATGCAAGGACAAATGGGTGAAGATAGAAAAAATGTTGGGTTGTTAGTTAAAGCATTTTTTGAAACATTCAAAAATAAATCTAAAACACCTGCCCTTATCTTAAAAACATCTACTGTCTCAACATCTTATATGGACCGTGATGAATTATTAAAGAGAATTAGAGCAATTAAATCAACTGTAAAAGCATATAAACTACCAAATGTTTATCTATTGCATGGAGATTTTACAGATGATGAAATGAATTCTATCTATAATCATTCAAAAGTAAAGGCAATGATTAATTTAACTAAAGGAGAAGGATTTGGTAGACCATTACTTGAGTTTAGCTTAACTAAAAAACCTATCATCACAACAAATTGGAGTGGCCATATTGATTTCCTAAACCC